GGTATACGTCCTACAAGTTCCGTCCGGACCCCATCTTTTGCCCGGTCTGTGGACGACCGCTGGAGCAATACCCCGGCCAAGCGTTCATGTGGCTGCGTTGTCCCCAGACGTCCTTCCTAGGGCGGCGACACTTCGATGAACCGTCCGACGTGCCGGTGACGGAGCCGCGCCCGGACGTCAGGTTCGACCCCTTCACGGGGGTTCCGAAGTGAACATCCTCCTCCTCGCCAGTCACGCCGTGGCCGAATACGACGACCTCCGCATGTTCACCGACTTGGGCTTCGACTGCTTCGCCCCCGGCGGCTACGAGGTACCGGGTTCGGAGGGCGAGGGTATCAGGCCCCCGCTCCCCGGTGCCCCCCACCACCCGGACCTCGTAGCCCGCCTCCACGAAGTCAGGGCGGAACGCGGCGAGCCCGGTCCCGCCATCGACTGGGGCAAGGCCGCGCTGCACGACGACATCATCGACTGGGCCGACGTCATCATCGTCCACCACTTCCCGGAGCAGTGGATCGCGGGCCAGTGGGACCGCATCAAGCACAAGCGCGTCATCTGGCGGACATGCGGACAGTCGAACCCGCAACTCGAACGGTTCATGTCGGGCTTTGCCGCGGGCTACGTCAGCAGCGAACGACTCCAGGTCGTTCGCTACTCCCCCGCCGAGCGCCGGCACTTCGAGCCGATGGGCGTCTTCGCGGGCGAGGACGCGCTCATCCGCTTCGGCAAGTACCCCGACGACTACGGGCCGTGGACCGGGGAGTGGCCGGGGGTCATCAACATCACCCAGCACATGGCCCAGCGAGGAGACGCTTGCGGCTACGGCTTCTGGCAGGAAGCGACGCGGGGACTGGCCCGCCCGACCGATGCCGACGACGGCCCCCCTCCCCCGTTCGCGCTACCGCTGGGACCGGGCTCGGACGCTATCGGCGGTCCGGGTTCGCGGACGTATCCCGAGATGCTCGACTGGCTCAGGCGGGCACGAGTGTACTTGTATACAGGGACTCGCCCGGCGTCCTACACGCTCGGACTTATCGAGGCGATGCTGTCGGGTATCCCGGTCATCAGTATCGGAGCTCGGGCGTGGGGCGACCCGTGGGGCGGGGCGGACCTGTTCGATGCAGCGGCAGCGCAGCATGGCATCGAACTCACTCGTAGCGTCCTCGCGATTGACCAGACGTTCGACGATCCGGTCCGAGCGAGACAGGCCATCTGCGACCTGCTCGACTACCCCGACAAGGCCGCGACCATCTCCAAGGCGATACGGGCGCGGGCTGTTGCGATGTTCGGCATCGACACCATCGGGGCGCAGTGGCGCGAGTTCCTGTCATGACTCGCGAAATGCTGCTCCATGTCATTCGTTATTGGCATCGCCCGCTTCCTCATTGGGCCGACGGCTCCTGTCGTCTGTGCGGGTACCGACAACAGATGGGCCGCAATCGGCGGGGGTTGGCGTGACGTCCATCCTCGTGGATTACCACCATCACGACCTCTGGGAAAGCCTCGAACTGCTCTGCGAACGCCTCGGCTGGACGTTGTATCGGCCCATCGGCATGGAGTTCTTCCACGAGGGTTACTGGAACTTCGAGCGAGCGTGGCACGGTGACGCGGTTGCGAAGCAGTACCTCGAACCGTGGGGCAGTGACTTCGGCATCCTCGGTCAGGTCGGAACGAAGCGCATCGACCAGACCCACGGCCGGATGCAGAACCTCCTCACCCTCGAGGAAGCCCGCGACCTGCGGCCCGATATCGTCATGGCATCGGTGGCCCACAACCACGAGGGGCTGCACCGCTTCGCCAAGGAAGTCGGGGCGAAGTTCGGCCTGCACCTCGGCAACGTGCGCTTCAGCCACATCGACATGGCCGAGGACCGCTGGGACCTCGCGGACTTCGGGATCGTAACGAGCATCCTGCCGGGTCCGGTCGACGTGCCGCACGTCACGGTCCACCAGGAATTCAGCCTCCGGGACTTCCGCCACGAGCCACCGCCCGACAACGAGCGGATGGTCATCTCCTCGTTCGTCAACTGCTTCCCTGAGAACACCAAGGCGTACGAGGGCTTCCGGCAGGTCGCCTCCCGCCGCCCGGACTACGACTGGCGGGTGTACGGGGCGTACGGCTCGGTCCCCGAAGACGAGTACGCGGCGGGCAACGTGCAACCCTGCGCCGCTGTCGGGGATGCGATGCGACAGGCCGATATCGCGTGGCACACCAAGCAATGGAGCGACGGGTTCGGGCACGTCATCCACAACTGGGGTGCGGTCGGGCGTCCGCTCATCGGGCACGAGTGGTATTACCGCTCGCAACTCGCGGGGCCGCTCTGGCAGGAAGGCGTGACGTCCTTCGACATCACCGACAAGTCGCCCGACGACGTGGCGATCCTGCTCGACCACTTGGCGCAGGACCCCGACCTGCGTCTGCGGATGGGCGAGGCGATGGCCGCGCGCTTCCGGGAGGTCGTCGACTTCGACGAGGAGGAACAGGCCATCCGGCGCATGTTCGAGGCAGTCCTGTGAGGCTCCTCATCTACGGTCATCACAGCCACACCGGGTTCGGCGTGGTCACGGAGGCCATCGGTTCGCGACTGGTGAACCTCGGCCTCGACGTCCGGGTGCTCGCGATGAACCACCGCGGAGAGCCGGTCAAGGGCGCCTTGGCTGGTCGGGTGTGGCCGTTCGAGGTGCTGTCGGGCTACATCAAGAACGTGTCCGGGGCGTCCATCGACGGGACCCTCTGGCAGGTGCTCGACCCCGACGACGAGTGGAAGCCCGATGCGGTGCTCGTCATCGCGGACGTGTCGGGGTTCCTCAACTACATCGGCAACGCCGCCGCGACCTGGAAGGACGCGCGGGTCCTGCATTACTGCCCCATCGAGGGCGACAACCTCGCGCCCGCGTGGCGGCAGCTGTGGAGCCTGTTCGCCCCGATAGCCATGAGCCAGTACGGCGCGCGAGTCATCGGGGAGCTCATCGGGCGGCCGGTGCCGATGGTCTACCACGGCGTGGATACCGAGGCGTTCTATCCGGTCTCACCGGGACGGCCCATCCGCTGGGACAACGGGACGTTCCGCTCCAAGGACGACTGCAAGGCGAAGTTCGGTCTTACCGGGCGCAAGGTCATCCTGCGCGCCGACCGCAACGTCATCCGCAAGAACTTCGACGCGCTGATCCAGGCATTCGTGCCAATCGCGCAGCAGGACCCCGACGTAGACCTCGTGCTCCATTGCCGTCCCATGGACCCCGAGGGCATCGACCTCCAGGGCGAGATCATGCGGATGCCCGAGGTCCTGCGCGAGCGGGTCAAGTTCACCGGATTGCACGACACGTTCAAGGGCCTGCCCATCGCGGGGCTGAACGCGCTGTACAACGCCGCCGACCTCTACATGACTACCACGGGGGGCGAGGGGTTCGGCCTGACCCTCGCGGAAGCGATGGCCTGCGGCGTCCCCGTGGTGTCCACCGGCTGGGCGGCGGAGATCGAGGTCATCGGTGACGGCGGCATCATCGTCCCGCCCCTCCACGACTCCTACGGCGAGCCCGTCCGCAATCACTCGAAGTACGGCATGGACTGGGCTGTCCCGGACCCCAAGGCGTTCACCGAGCCGGTCCTCCGGCTCCTGTCGCACCCATCCCATCGGCGGGACCTCGGGCAGGCGGGCCGGCTCCACGTCAAGCGCTCGTTCAGCTGGGATGTCGCCGCGTCCCAGTTCCTCGCCCTGCTCACTGACGCCTCGGAGGCCGCCGCGTGACCCTTCCCACGGTTTCGGACCTCAAGACGTACCTCGGCATCACCGGGTCGCAGGACGACACGCTGCTGGCGCAGACCATCACCGACGCCGTGGGCAAGGCTGAACGCGACACCTCGCGCACCTTCGCCACGGCCTCCAACGTGACCACGCGCTACTCCACCGACGGGCAGGCATGGATGGTCATCCACGACCGCCCATTCACGGACGCCACTCGAACCGTGACCCTCGGCGGGGTGACGGTGACCGAAGGTACGGGCATCTGGTTCCTGCCCGACCGGCGCGACCAGAACGTCACGGCATCGGTGCAGCTGCGCCATTTCGACCGCTCGTCGGCCGACTGGTACAAGGTCGACCCGCAGTGGTTCGACAAGAACCTCGACAACCCGCGGGCGTTCGGGAGCTCGCCCAACGACCTCGTCATCACGGGCATCATCGGCCACCCGTTCCCCGACGACGACGTGGTGGGGGCAATCCGTCTCCTCGAGGCGTGGCTGTACTGGAACGCCAAGTCCGGGGCGTCCGGGGTCGTGCAGTTGCCCGGCGGGGAATCGCTCGACCTCGAAGCGGAACCACCGCGCTACGCCGAGTTCGTCCGCAACTGGCGTATCCGCACCGCCGTGGCGTCACCGTGATTACCGGGCTCTCGCAACTCCGGGCGCGCTTCCGGGCGGTCAGTCATACCGAGAACCTGCTGCGCGAGCTCCAGCTCGAGACCGTCGCGGGAGCCAAGGCCAAAGTGCCGCGCAAGACCGGCCACCTCGGGCGGAGCATTCTCGTCGGTCGGCTGACCAAGGAATCGGCGCAGGTCACCGTGAACGCCAACTACGCCGCCGCGGTGGAGTTCGGCACCAAGCGCCACGTCATCGTCCCCAAGCGCGCGCGGGTGCTGGCGTGGCCGGCCGCGGAAGGCGGGCGACGGCTCTCCGGTCGGGCAAGGACCAAGGGTGGCAAGCCCGTCGGTCCCACAGCGTTCGCGACCAAGGTGAACCATCCGGGGACGAAGGCGCAGCCGTATCTCGTGCCGGCGGCCAAGGAAGCGGTCCACCGCCACGGCGTCGAGGTCATCGTATCGACCTGGAATGACGCGGCCTGATGGCGACGACCTTCCGCCAAGACGTCACCGCTGGCCTCGTGACGATCCTCGACGCGTTCATCGCGGCCAACCCGACCATCCTTCGTCGGTCCGAGCGAGCCCAGCCACCGTCGGTCATGGGCGACCTTCCGCTCGCGTTCGTGGACGGGCGGCCAGAACGTATCCGTCACGACTCGGGTACCCGCGAACGGGTCATGTCGCCGTCCATCGTCGTGGTCTCCTCGATCGGGGATAACGTCGAGACGGTCGTTCGCCACGACGTGCTCGTGGACCTGTTGGTCGACCACTTCACCGCCAATCCACACGTCATGCCCGTGACCATCTGGGACGAGATGACGGTGGATGACGAGGACTACCCCGTTCTCTCCGAGAGCGGGAAGGTCGATCACTTCTACGCCACGAGGTTCACGTTCGTGAACCTCTCGATCATGGAAGGCCGGGTCTAGGCCCCTTTCTGCGCTCACCCATCCGCGGCGTCCGGATATCGACGCGCCCAAAGGAGGTCCCGCGTGTCTGTTTCTGGTCTCCAGCGTCTCCGCAAGCACATCCTCGGGTTCCAGACGTCGTTCGCCTCGAACACGCCGGGGACGAAGGTGCTCCCCTACCGGGGGGCCATCGTCATCGACCCCCAACTGACCGACCCGGACGTGGACGTCGGTTCGCTCGACCCCATCCTCGCCCCGTTCGCGGGCGCGGCCAACTTCACCGGGACGTGGGAGGGGAAGCTCGCGTACAACGACGCGCCGGACCTGTGGGCAGGGCTCCTCAAAGGCGGGGTCGCCCCCACGGGTGCGGTCGCCAAGACGCATGTGTTCCAGGCGGCCTCGCTCACGCAGGACACCTTCCCGTACTTCACCGACTACTGGGGCGATGATGTCGTCACCGACTGGATCGTCGGTGGCTCGGGCATCATCAACGGCCTGACCTTGGGGTTCGACGAGGACCTCGGCGCGTGGGACGTCAACGCGGACCTGCTGTTCGCTCGCGCCAACTTCGGCGGGCCGACCGGCGGCCTCAGCATCGATTCCTCGCCTGTGTGGGTGTACGGCGACGACTCCGAGGTCTTCCTCGATTCGGCTCCGGGCGCCATCGGCACCACAAGGCTCGATGCGTCGGTCCACCGCGCGTCCTTCGCGGTCACCCCCAACAACGATCCCAAGCGTTTCGCACAGGGCGCAGCGGTCGGTTCCAACTCGCGCTTCTCGCTGGCCAACTTCGGTCGCGGGGCGCGCGAGATCGAGATCGTCCTCGGCGTCGCCAAGACGACCGTGACAACGGCGGAGCGGCAGCGCATCGACGAC